TTCTTGGAACAGCGTGGGACACAAAGCTGCTGCTGTTAACGTGGGAGCTACAGGCACCCACAGCTATTAAAACACAGGCTGTAAAAAAGAAAAGAAGAATCTAATGGAGACTATGCTAATCTTTATGTTGGTAATTCTGGAAAAGAATGTACCTACGCTTGAGATAGCATTCCGTGAGTTGACTTCTTGCCTTGAATACAAAACAGCCTTAGTGCATCAGGATGTAGGGCAGCACGCTATTGTAATGCCCAAGACTAGACACTTTGATGCGTATTGTGAACCCAGAGTAGTGCCTGTGGCTGACGTAGGTACTAAACTGTTACTTAGAGACCCACCTAAAAGAGAGGAAGACTGACATGCCGGGATATGGAATGAGCTACGGAAAAACTGGCGGTATGAAAAAGAAAAAGAAAGCCGCAAAAAAGAAACCAATGCGTAAACCTGCTGGTAGAAAAATGTAAAATAATACTTGA